CTGGGGCTATCAAGATACATAATCGGCGCAAGAATCTGAGTAGAGTTAGAAGCAACCAAAAGGCGCGAGTTGCGTTGTCTACTACCAGCAGTGTCGCCAGCCCACCCAGTCAAAGAACCGTCACGATACAAGTGTAAAAACACACCGTCATTGGCAGAGCTTGTAGAAACTGAAACTTCAGCCATTACAAGGATTTTGCTACTGGTTGAGCGTGGAGTGATCGTTGCGGTCAAGCCGGTTACAGCGCCACTGATAGTAGGGCGAGCGCCAACACTAGCAGTAAATGTGTCTGTTTTAGTTGTTGACACAACTTGTAGAATCCCACCAGACCGCGACACAGCACCAATCCAAGACGAGCTTCCCCCACCAGGGTCAGTGTAATACACATACATAGACCCGTCAGTGTCATCCAACCACAACTGGCCCTCATACCCCGTGGGCGCTGTGGACTGGACCGCTACAGACGGACCAGCTGCGTCCACCCATTGAGAGCTAGTCCCATCGTTGTAGTAGACGTACAGTTTGCCGTCGTCAGAATCCCACCATAAGTCACCCTCGGACGGGTCGCCAGGTGCCGTGGACGAAATCGTCACACCACCACCACCACCAATCGGACCCCAAGTCTCAGTGGCTGGGTCATACCCCTCAAAAGTTCCACCAGTCGTGTTGAAACCGACGTGCGGAACCTCGGTAGTGGGCCTGGTCGAGTCCGACCACAACCCAATGCGAGTACCCATGAACACACGGCGGTCAGTAATCGTTGTCGGCACACCAGAAGTGGCAGGCACTAACACATTGGCTAACGGGAACTCGAAAATACCTGCGTCAGTTTGAACAAGCGCAGGCGCTGACGGCGAACCAGCTGGTGTTCCAGTTTTCACCGCTAGGACAACCGTGTTAGCGCTAGGGTCCAGCCTTAGAACCACTACGTCGAGTCTGCCGTTAGTGGCGTCAGCCGTCGCCAACGCCAAAGACTCCGTCGCGTCATTGATGTAATAATGCCCACGAACCATGGCTTGGCCTGCTGGAACATCAACTGCCAAACCAGTGCCAGCGACCACCTTCAGTTCAGTGCCACCATAAGTGCCGTTGACACCATCCTGCAGGTTGCGGAACATCTGACTAAACTGAGTCTCAGTCGTGTCAATGTTCTCAAACGGGAAACTTGTCTGCGCCATCCCGACCTTCCTAGTATTCTAACTCGTAAACACCCGTGATGTCGAACCTGTCGTCCACAGTGAGAGTGATTGGTTTGTTGTGTTCGAACGAATCCGTTTGACCGTTCGATTGTATGTAATACAGTTTCATCTGGTCTGACCCAGCATCCACCTGCCCTAAGATTGAATAAATCTTCCCTGACGAATCATCGAACAGAGAACCACCAGCAAAGGTGGTTGGACGCCTGGAGTTGTACGGTAAAGTCATGTAATATTGACCGGTACCGAACGTGAGGATGTTATCAAAATCCACTGAATAGGAAAAATGAATCATGTCCCCAAACCTGGTGTACGTTGCGGTGAACACCGGACCGCTGAAGGTCGGTTGCGTTCCCCCTATTGTACCACCTTCTACACCAGAAAACGGGGTGACCACACCGTACCCGGTAGTGTTCCGTTCAATCTCACTGATGCGTTTAGTTTGTTGCACGGTTTGTTCGGCAAGTTTCTGCTCGAAATCAGCAGCCAATGGTTTGCCGACTTCAGCAGCTATGTAAACACCATCAACTTGAACAGACAAGGCGACGGTGTAAACGACCGCAGTGGTGATAATCGAACCTGCCACCACTGTCAAAGTGTCGCCCAAGCCCCACTCCTCACCGAACAACATCGAACCGTCGTCGGTTGGTGTGACTGTGAGGGACACTTTCGTTTTGCCGTTGTCCACTAACGCTTCAGATGCGTGCTGGACGAATTCGGCATTTTCTTGGACGTTCCTAGCGTCAACGAATTTCTCAATCCGACGGCCCCACTCCGTTTCAGCAGTGAGAGATGTCGCTGAAGTGCCTTCGTAAAATAGGCGTTCTTCAGCTTCACCAGCACCACCCACGATAGCCCTAGTTAGGGTCGGTGCGGTGTAGCTGTAATTCGAGGTGGTAAGTCTGCCGTTCTCGATGTCCAACCTGATGAGGGCACTGCGGTCAACGGGTTCGTACACTTGAAACTGCAACCCGGTGCCGGCCTGTTCAATCTTGTAACCGATACCGCCGGTTTGTGCTAAGTCGTGGAAGAACCCCTGCATTTGTTGGAACCTGGCGTCACCGTAGACGGTTGAACCGCGACCTAAATCAGCTTCAACGGTCAAACCTGCGACTTGCCGTGACGCTGGACCACTCACTAAGTTAGCGTCAACGTATTCTTTCAATACGGTTTCGGCGACGTCGTTCCTGGTGTCGTATGCGAACTGTTGAGATGTGACGTCGTCATCAATCGGGTCTGGGTAGACTAACCGTTCAGCGAGGATGACTGAATCGTCAACACCACGAATCATCCAGGTACCGTCAGGGTCATCTTGTGATTGTTGCAGTTCAGCGTAGGTGGTTGGTCCGGAGAGGAGAACCCCGTTCGGGCCACTCACCACCAACCCGTACCCTGGTGTGCGTAGCAGCGTCACCATGGCGGATGTGGAGTGCAGTTGCACCGACCACGACCCTACGTCGTTGAACTTGAGGATGAACTCAGCACCGACCAAGTCAGCACCTGATAAGGCACCTACTTTTTTGAGGTCGGAGTCTCGGACTTCAACGGCTAAGTCCTCTATTCTCATCCGTGAACCACCTCGAAGGCTAAGTTGTAAGTCAGTTCGACGCTAGTGTCAGCGGTTGTTCCAGTACCGAGCACCAACAATCCTGAAGTACCTGGTTCGATTTGGAAGAACTTCGGCAGTGAATCGAGGATGTCGTAACGGTTGACACCAGCGGTGTTCACGACAGTGGCGGTTTCGTGGTTCACGACGAACTGTTCACCAGCACCGACAGTTTCGGTGAACTTCCACCCTTGACCGTTCAGAGTGACCTCTGCGTCGGTTATCGGGCCGGTGACGACGAAGGTTGGGTAGACCGCAACGTCACTTGTGTTGTCCACACTGATGACACCGAGCGATTGGGATGAAGATACTTTCAACTTGGTCAACTGTGGGAGTAGGCCACGGCCCGTGTTACCACTCGTGACTGTGAAAGACTCAGTGGTGGCTGACTCCCAGTAAGGGCTTGGTGCTTGAAACGACAGCAACAGTTTAGCCCAGACGTCACCGGCTTTGTCGGAACCGTATTCAAGTTCAGCACCGCCTGTGTAGTGGACGTTGAGGGTGAGGTCACCTGAATCGCGTAGAGCGGTGAGGACGGTAGGGCCACTAGCGTCTTGGGTCAACCTGGCCAAACGGCGCAGTTTCGTCTCCACGTCGGCAGAGTCGGTACCAATGACGGTCACGGGTAGGTCTACGTTCCGGACGGCCCGTCTGGTGTAACGGTGAACACCACCGACACGTGAACTTTCATCAATCCGCACCGCAGTCGGTGGGATACCCATACCTAAGAGGTTAGGGTTGAGGATGTAGTTGGTTTTGTCGAAGGTGATACTGTCGCCGTTCGCCCCGGTCAGTTTGAAGTTGGTCACGCTACTAACCTTGCCCTTCTCATCGCCAGTAACAGCTCTTGTTCAGCATCGAACGACTTGTTAGGTGCAGCGTAATAGTTGATGGCACCTTGTGGCCTGTCCAGCCCCATCATGGACTCGAACCGTTCAAGTGGGATAACGACCTCTGGCCCTGCCTCACCAACAAGCGCGTTGGTTGGTCCAGTGACGAGACCACCCTCAGCAAGCGCGATACGTGGTAGGCTTATCTCACTCAGACGGCTGATGTTGAAACCGAAACTGCTGAACCCAGTGAGCTTCTCAACCCAATCTGGTGCGTCAACCCTGATGCGGTTCAGCGCGTCAATAATGAAGTTGACGCCTCGAATCATGAAGTTGGTGAATCCCTCGAAGGCGCTAATCATTCTGTTGATGAGTGCGTAGAAAAACTCACCCAACCCACCGAATGTGTTCTCGAAGAAACCGCTGAAGATGTCGACAACGCTGGTGACAGCATCGATGGCGTCCATGAACATGTTGATGGCGAACACCAACACCTCACCGATGATACCTGCCACCACCTCAAGGATGGGGATGAGGAACTCGATAGCTCGAATCATTAAGGGCAACAACGCCATGATGAGTGGTTCGAACGCGTAGAACAGCTCAAGCACCACGGGGATTAGCGCGTTGACCAGTCGAATCATCACCGGGAATAACGCGTCAATGAGCGGTGTGAGGATGTCCAGGAATGTGTAGAACAACAACATGAGCGGTTCAAGCGCCATGTCCATGAAGTCTTCAAATCTGCCTGCTAAATCGGTTACCACTGGTAACAGCAAAGTCAGCAACTCACCGACGAACGGTAGTAAAGCTTGCACCAAGTTGAAGAAGATTTCGGCCAGCTCGCCACCGACATAAATGAGAGGTAGCAACCCTTCCAAAAAGCTGGGCAACTGGCCAGCGATATTGGTGATGATGGGTGCTACTTCTTCGAGTACTTCCCCCAACACACCACCAAGTTGTTCAGCAACTGGCACTAAAGCGGTGGTCAGTTCAGCGAACGCTGGTGTGAGGGAATCACCAACTTGAGCTTTGATGTTTTCGAAGTTAGCAGCTAGGATACGTTGCGAGTTGGCTAAACCGTCAGACGTGTTGGCAAAGTCACCAGCGGTTTTGGATGTTGACTCCAACAAAAGGCCGTAACGGGCTTGGACTTTCTCAGTCTCAGTGAGCTGACGACCAGCCTCACCAATACCGTTAGCCAGTGCGAACGCTTGAACCTCAGAATCAAGGAGGTTGATACCGAACCGTTTGAGCGGTTCAGCCTCACCTGACAGACCGGACTGGAACACCTGCAAAGCTTCAGCCACGTCGATGTTGAACACTGAAGCGAAGTCGGTCGCACGGGTGGTGATGTCATCGATGAACTTGGCTTGGTCGCCACCCTCACCAACCACACGTTCGGAGAACGCACTGAAACGGACAGCAGCTTCGTTGAACGTGGCTGTCGAAACACCAAGCCTGGTGGCTGCATCTTCACCCAGTTTGATGACTGAGGCGCTTGCGTCACCATAAGCAACACTGACAGCGTTGAGTGATTCACCTAACCGGCTGGACTGTTCAACCGCGTCACCAAAGAAACGACCAACACCGATGGTGGCTAGTGCGGTGCCAGCAACAGCAGCTATGCCCTTGAGCGCACCACCAAAACTGGACTTGAACTTGCCACCAGCCTCAGCGCCGACCTTGCCACCTATGTTACCAGCACCGCCCATTTCTTTGGCGATTGCCGACTGGAAACCCTTAGCTACAGGGATGAGGGTTACGTAGGCGTAGGCTTGTTCTGCCAATTCATCTCTCCCTGCTTAGCTTTGGCCAAAAGTTCACGGGCGTCCTTCCGGACTGTGCCCTTGCGTGTACTGTTTGTGTTCTTCCACGGCCGTGGGTACGGTTTGGGTTTACGTTTAGAATGCACTTGAGCTAACAGGTCGTAGGTGGCGACTTGAGCAGCCCAGTCATAAGTTATTGGGTGGTCCCATTTGTTCACACTGGTTTGCAACCACGAAGTTGGGTCACGTAGCAACACCGCCACCAGGTAGACCACTTCATCCCAGGGGACGGTCGTACCTAAGTCTTTCAAACCAAGACCGAAACGGTGCCTGAACTCATAAACGAACGCCGGTTTGTGGTCCTCACGTAGGATGAGGACCGCCGTTATTCCCCCAGTGCTACGCCACCCGTCCAAGCTTTCATGTGCTTAGCAAACTCAGACAAGGGCAGTTCATCGAGGATAGCTAACGCTTTCTCGTCCAACACAGACTCCAGAATGAACCAGGTTTGTTCTTGTTCGTTCAGGTTCCGTGCTTTACGCAACACACCAACCGGAATGTTGTTGAAGTCAGGTAGTTCGATGGTTTTGCTTTTGTGCTTCAATGTGTACGACATGCGGCTTTCTCCTTCATTAAGTTACGGCTGGTGGTGGGTGCAAAAAGAAGACAAAAACACCCACCACCTCTAACTCCCAACACCGCCGTAAAATGTGGGAGTGACTTGTTACGGTTCGACTGAACCGAACGCGCTGAACAGCTTCGTGGCCACAACCTCGGTAGCGTCAGCGTACGCGGTGATGGTCACTTCGTAACCGATAGCTTCACCGGATGCGAGGGTGCGCTCACCAACTGAGGTGATTTCACCAGCAGCGATGTAGGTACGTTCGATGTTCGTGCCATCAATGACGTCAATCACGAAGGACTGACGACCACCGGTCGCACGAGGGTCGATGCCGATAGCTCCGGAGGTTAGCGAACCACCAAAGTAAAGCTCAACCACGTCTTGGTTGGTCTCGATAAAAGTCATCGTCACAGAGTATGTACCTTCTGAGACGATTTCACGGACCAACGACCCGTCCTGCCACGAACGAATCTGCGTGGTGGACTTGTCGAACGACTCACTAATGCCGTCAGAGCTGACATACCCAAGGTCGGTGAAGGCCACGTTCAGTGCGTCATCACTGTAGCTTGGTGCAGCTGTTCCAGTTGGTGCGACGTAAACCGCACCGGTTACGGCCACTCTTACGTTATCAGAGTCTAAAGCCATGTTTTTCTCCTATTCCTAGAGGTTGGTACCTCTGTGGTCTACAGCTAAACGCATGAATCTACGTTGAGCTTTGAGGTCGGTCACGTCCTGCACTGAGCTTTCAACGTTGACATCCACGACGGGGTTCCCGTCAGGCATGTCGTCGAATAAAGCCAGCACAGTACGTGCCAAACTTTCAGCGTTTGCGTATGAAGTCTCATAGACGTTCACACCAATCGAATCGGTCATGATAGTTTTTGACCGGCGTGTGCCACCATCTCGGCGGATAATCACCTGCGAACTTGAGTCGTCAGCGAGAACACCGACCCTAGTCGAGGTGAAACCTTCAGCAGTGAGGCCCGTGGATAGTCGGCTGACCAGATGAGCCATGATGTCACTAAAAATGACGCCGTCAGCCATCAGCCACTCCTACGCGCTCTCGGTTTGTTCGTTTTTACTTTGTACCCTCGTTGGCCACCAGCCAGGTCGAGCGCACGGGCCAAATCCCCGGTGTTAGCCTCGTCAAAGTCGGAACCGCGTGCTACTTTGGCACGGGCACGTCGGCCTTTCGTGGTAACTTCGAGTTCGCTACCTGGGACGGCAGCTTGCACCCTGAGCATCCGCGCTCTAAGCATGCTGGCGATAGGTTGTGACCTCAACAGGTCACCCATCCCCTTACGGTTCAGTATGACTTCACCGCCACCACCGGGTATTTTGCTACTACCCACGGTCTTTCTCGCGTTGCAGGTTCACCACAACACCAGGGTTCCAAGACCCTAGACCTTCTTTCCACTCAAACGCTTCACCATCAATCTCATAAGTTTTGCCACGGATGGTGAAAGTATCGTCGTCTTGAACGTCAGTGTCAGCAGGCAAGTAAATAGTCAAACCGTCAGTGATAACGATTTGGTCAGCGTCGAAGTTGGTACCGGACACACGCACTGAGACATACGCTTGAAGCGTAGCAGTGGTGGTAGTGTAGACCGGTTGGCCGTAACTATCGGTAGAGGTCGAACTTCGTCGGGTTCGGGTAATAGACTCCATAGTTACCGTTTCCAAATGTCGATGCTGAGCGGAAAGTCTTTTCTCGGTAGTAGTCAGCTACCTCTTTGTCGGACGGACTCATCAAAACCTGCCGTCCAACCGCCCAGTTCGCATAGCTTTGACTGAACGGGCCGACTGTTTGTTGTTGCACACCAGCAGCTGCATCTTCAGGGATGAGCAAGGTGCGAACCACCATACCAGCTACCACAGCCACCACATCATCAGGGATGGTGGCCGAACCGTGGTCGTAATCCACAATCACCGGTGAATAAGTGCCAAGTTCGTAGATTGACTGGTGGCCGTCATATGTGTAATCAATCTCAGTGCCGTCAATATCGGTGACTGAGTTGATTTCGATGACTGGTCGTTGAACGAGACGAACAACTCCGTCGCGTGGGAACAACCGGACTACTGAGCTGTCCACTTCAAACTTTTGAATAGCTCGTTGCACAAACATCGCAGAGGCATCGCTGAGCCACGCCGTAGCCTGCGAGGTTTCCCCTGCTGTGAGTGAGCGACCTAGTCGCGCTTCAACGTCGGCAGTTGTAGCTAATGCCATGTGACCTGTACACCTAACTATTCATGAGGGTGGTGAGGGCCGACTTGTTCAGCCGACCCCCACCTTCAAGGGATACCTGCTTAGGCAGATACGTATTTGACGACAGCCTCAGACTTGATGACCTTGGCTCCGTACACGTTCAAGCCACGGACAATATCCGAGAACTTCGTAGGGTTACGGAGGGACTCAAGCGACTGCACCTGGTTGATGAATGCAACCATGGACTCGTGGTAACCAACCATCGCCGGGGTTCCGCTGCTCTCAAGCAGTGGCGACTCCAAAACGGTGAAGCCGTAGAGACGACCAACCACTCCGTTGCGGAGTTCAGAGTCGGTACCAGCTGTCGAAGCGTCGTCCAATCCCTGGATGAGCAGGTCGGTCATGTCGGGGTTGATGACCAGGTAACGACCACCTGCAGGAACCTTGGCGAGAGCCATGGACTTGCGGATGTCGCGGACAGCGGCCTTAGCCTCGTCAGCAGTGTCCACCACTACCGAACCAGTGTTAGCGTTGGTAGCTCCGGTAACCATCAGGTCAACGAGGTAGTTTTCTGCGTCCTCGGCCAGGGCACGACCAGCAGAGTCAACCCACGGAGCGAACTCCGAAGATGCCTGCACACGGTCGACGTCGTCAACGTTCACAGAGAACGCCTTCTCCTGGTCGATGGTGAGGAGAACCTCAGTGTCGTTGAGTGCCTCAGCTGAGATGGTACGTCCAGCAGCTGCGTAGTCAACGATGGTCGGAGTGGTGGCGTTGATGACGTGCACCTGTGAGCCACGCACCACGTCGCCTGTGAAGGCGTTGTTCAAGGTGGGGATAACCACCTGGTTGGAGATGAACGACTGGGTAACCCCAGCAGCCCACACCTCGGGAATAAAGTTGTCGATAGCCAAAGCTATCTCCTTTCGTCTATAGTTTGCCCATCAGCATATCCAGACGGCCGTCTTTACGGGCCTTCAAGATTTCATCAGGGGACATGTTAGCTAGCTCATCACGCGAACGAATAATCGCCTGCGAGCTAGTTACACCTCTTGCACCTTGACCCAAGTCGGGTTTCGGTGCTTCAGCTTGTGTGCTATGAGCTTCCACCCATGTCGCAATAGCCTCGCTGTCTATGTCGCCACCATCATCGATGAAACTGCTTTTGTTGAACTCAAGGACGGAATCACCAGCAAGGTGACGACCCTTCAATGCGTTCTTCAGTTCAGCTTCGACGAGTTTCTCGGCGAACTCTAGGCGAACGGCCTTTTTGGTTTCCTCTTGGGTTTTGGCGACCAAGCGTTCCTGCTCAGTGAGTTGTGACTGTCGGTATTCATCCAGCTCCTTATTAGCTTGAGAATAAGACTTTTTCAGCTCCTTCAGCTCAGCTCGCTGTTTAGCCAAAGTCTTGACCAAGGGGTGGTCATCGGGCAGTTCAAGGTGGTCAGGCTGTTCAACCGGTTCGGTCTCCTCAGCTTCCACCTCAGTGTTTTCAGTTGTGGTTGTTTCGTCTTGCGACATTGGTGTACCTCTCCATCTCGGATTAGGAAAGCCCGTCTCGGGCAAATCCGCGTTTTATAGCGGAAACTTAGTTACAGCTGGTCAGCCATCCACTCAGCAATGGGGATTTGGACTTCGACCCCGTCACGTTCAACGATAATAAGCGGTTGGAAGTCGTCCATGCGGTCTTGAAGTGTACTCATCATTCACCTGCTTTCAAAAGGGTAAGTTCAATGTCCACTAAGAACCTTTCATCCGGTATAATCGTAACCTTATCAATACGCATCCTAGTACCTGGGCCAAACAATATCTCTTTTTCACCCTCAAAAGCAAGTTGGGTGCCGAACGCTTCGTCCATCCCTTCAAGGTCCAAAGCTGGCGTACCCTCAGGCGCGTTTATTTTCATCCTCACCTGGGCACCAGTGGCGACGTTACCCTGTAGCGAAGAAGTAGACATAAAACCCGGTTCGACAAAAGTCTGACCTTCCAACTTTTTTAACATGTCGGGAGCGTCCTTGAAGCCGACGTCTCCCAATCCAAACGCATCCTTACCAACGTTACGGTAAACCACCGTGTCTTGCGTCAACTTGGCCTGCTCGAACGCAGTTTCAAGTTTATTGACGTCGTCCACCAAATCCTCGCCGTACGAGCCAGAGCGTCGCCCACCACGCAAGTACTCGTTCATAGGCAAGAAACCGTTGCCAGTGTAACGTTTGAGCGCATTTCTCTGGAACTTGTTTAGTCTCTCCACAACCACAGTATACGGTGTTTGGACAGGCCCAGCGTACAAATCTTCACCCAAAGTCAAATCCGGTGTTGGCAACACCAAATCCTCACCCAAATCAGCAAGCTTAGCGGTGTTGTGCTTCTTCCACGTCAACACCGGCCCCATCTCACCATGGTCCTCAACCATGATGTTACGGTAATCAATCGACCTAGCGGAACGGTCGTACTCACCAAACCTGGCCTCAACCGCCTCATGTGTCGCATCTAGACGTTGCTGGTCAATAATCTGCCCTGGGTCATCAGTCCCATACAACGGCATCTCACCGCAGTCACACCCAGGGTGAATCGGCAATAAATCGCCTTTATGGTACCGTTGCGTTGAAGCCACATAACACAAAGCACAGTTCTCACTGCCAGTCAACGTGCGGATGTAACCAACAATGTTTTGGTTCGCTTGCCGTACCCGGTACCCAACTTGGCGTTTAGCCAGTTGTACCTCAGTTTGAGCCAACTGGTTCGCACGACGAGCACCAGCCTGAATAGCATCAGTCATTGGCGCACCACTAGCCAAACCACGACGCATGTCCACGAACGGACGTCTAAACAAAGTCTCACTAGTGATGTTGTTGCGTAAAGTCTTAGTGGCCAAATCTGAAGCAGCAATCACGGGTCGGTTGAACGGCTGACCAGTCAAACGGGCGATGTTTTGGTAAAACGCGATAGTCGCCTGGGTAGCCTGTTTCTTAGCACCACCCAACACCGGGTTCAACTGTTGCACGTAACGCAACACGTCATCGTCACGCCACGACCCTAACGTGGAAAACAAACCACCAGCCACCCTACCGGTGTTCCGAATCAACGGAGTGGTGAGATTCCCACTGGCCAAAGCCAAATCCGTGCGGATAGTCATGTTACTGTCCTGGCGGTGGTGTCTGTTCCTCACCCATGAAGACGGCCTGAGCAATCAACGACTCGCTAGCCTTCTCAGCTTCCATCTCCTCGATTTCAGCAGGGGAGAACTGAGCAATCAACGACATGCGAGACCTGAACGGCACATCAGCGAACTTCACGTTAGCGTCGGCACGTTCAGCCAACGAGTACCGTTCAGCTGGTTTCCACAGAGGCTCAAGGTCAAGCAAACTGGCACGCACATCGTCGCCCATCCACCTGAAAATGAGGCTCATCACCTTAGACCACCCAGCAGACGCACGGGCGATACGGTCCTCAGCTTTGAACACCAAACCTTCACGCGCTAACTGGGCACCCTCAGCGGAACCGTTCACACCCTCAGGAATGAAATAGTGCATCGGCGTGCGAGTCACAGCAGCGAAATCCTGAATGTCAGCACGAACAGCCTGCAAAATACCAGTGATTTCAGCTTGAGCTAACTCTTCAACGTCAGCGTTCTCAGGAATCATCCACAGGGAACCGGCAGACGACTCAAAAATACCGTTGTAGTCAATCTCGTTCCCGTCAGCGTCGTGAGTCGGGAAATCACCCTTCAGCACTCGTTGACGGAACGCCTGCGTGGTGGCGATAATCAGACGTTGCAGAATCATGTGGTTCACACGGTCGATGATGTCGATGTACGGTTCGTACTCGCCACGCTCATCAGCGTTAGTGAACTTCACCACCGGCACTTCACCTAAGGTGTTGGTCATCTCCATCGACAACATATAACCTTCAGGGTCGAACATGTTGTCGTCAGCGTCCTTCACGAACACCTGAATCAAGTCGGGCCGGTAGCAGTACAAATAGTTTGTACCACCCTCAGAGAACGCCTTGATAGCTTCAACCACCACGTGTGGCATAGTCGGGTCGGTGTACGCACAAACCTGGCGTGGGTCTTCAATCGTCACAACCGGGAAGTCTGAACTATCAGGGTAGCCGACAATGGCGTAGGCGGAACCGAACCGCAGGAAGAACGAATGCAAGTCAGAACTCAAATAGTCGAGGTGGTTGGCCTTCCACAAACGGCGAGCCTCGCGGTCCCCGTTCTCGTCATCTTCAGCACCAGTGCGGAAACCACCAATGACCATCCGTTCACGCACAGCAGCCACCGACAACTGAGCCAAGTTCAACCGCGATTTGCGTTGGAAACGACGGTACGCACGTGATTGACCTTCAGCTGACTCAGGCAACGGCGCGTCACCATCGTAGTAACGTTCCATCAACTGGTAGTGCGCTTGCCGACCCTTCAGCTTCTTCAACAGAGCCTGCTGGCCAGCGTCTAAGTGTGTGTCTGCCATCTAAACCTCATCTAACACGTCGTGGTACGAACGTCGCACCTCGACTCACGTTTTTAGCGAGAGCATCAAGTCTCGCAGCCCAAGCCAAAGTAGCAGCCACGGCACCATCTATCTTGTTCGGGCTGTCTGGGTGTTCCTTGTTGATTTGCATACCGCTACGACCTGCACGACGTCGAGCGTTCAAAATGTGTCTGGTCAGGATACGGCTACCGTCGTGTTTCAACTCACGGTCAACGACCGCACTGTGGAACTGTTCAAGTGCACGCACCATCAAATAGTTACGGTTACCACCAATCCACCACTCGATAGGGTGACGTTGGGTGGCACGAACCTTCAAGCGTTTACCGAACTCCGCTTCCCAGTTCGCAATATAGCTCTCCCATTTAGCAGGGTCCGCGTAAAAACCAACGACGTTGTAATCCCTAAAACACGCACGAACAACAGCGTCCACGTCAGCAGTTGGGACTTCCCAGTCGTCACCAGCCGGTCCATCAGGTTGCTCCCATACCTGTATTTCGAATACGAAACCGTCAGACACTCGCACACCGACCAAAGCGGTCGCGTCAGCCACACCACGGGAACGACGCCTAGAACCGTCAAACCCTAGAGTGATTGCCTCGCCCTTCTCCACCGTGAGGGTCTCGTCGTAGCAGGAGTTCCACTCAGGCGCTGAAAGCCACGCATCACGTGAACTGGTCGGTTGGTTGAAGTAGTAACGACGTGAGTCTTGAGGGTCGTTCCGTGGGTCGTAAATCTCAGAGACGATACGTTCGATGTCCATGATTTCAGCGAACGGCCCGTACGCTTCGTGCAACCCAGCGATGACTTGTTTCTCATCCGTCAAGTCTACATCAGGGTTGGCTTCACGGTGGTCGAACAGCAAACGCTGGCGTTTCGTCTTACCCTCAGCGATTTTACGGGCGAGGTCGTGAGTCTCCTCAGCGACCGAGTTCTCACCAGGGAAATACATGGTCGAGGTCTCAAGTGACCAAGGCTCAGCGGATTTTCTTTTCGCCAGGTTACGTCGCACTGTGGCGTACATCCGCTTCAGTTCAGGCTTAGTATACAGGTGGGTTTCGTCGAACACCACCATCGACTCTTTACCACCGTCCTTCGCGGAGTTGGACGCTGTGGACGGCAGGATTTCGCCACCACCAGGCAGGAACACCCTGGTTAGACCAGCAGCGTCTTTCGGTAGGTACTCGGCGAACGGCCCTTCAGTCAGGTTGTAATGCACGTTGTCGTACGTGTTACCAGCCTGACCTTCTTCTGTGGCTAGACACCGGATGACTGGCGCGGTGACTTCATGGCCAATGGGTTCGCCTGGTGCGTACGTGTAAATGTGGCCTTGAAACTCATACGTTTCGCCACCATCAGCCCAACGGTCGAACCGGCAAGGACCCATGGCCTCGAAAAGTACGATGAAACCGGCCAGCTCAGACTTAGAGCGACCTTTGGCACGTGATAAGAAGACTGAATCGTATAGTCGGCGACCGGTTTCATCGAGAGCGTAACAATCCACAATAAAAGCAGCGAACTCGTCATCCAAGACAACACGTTCACCTTGTACGTCGCCAGGTCCGTGAACGCAGTTTGTTTCAATCCACCAGACGGCTAACCAGCCCAGTGACCGTTCGCGTTCATGTAAGTTAGACCTGACCAGCTCACGCGTCATTTAGCAGTCTCGCACGGCGCTCAGATATTTGAGCGACCGGCGCGGTTGCAGTTGTGGTTGTTGCGGTTTGTGAGAACTCGTCCTCGCTGTAGCGGATACGCAGGTCGCGTCTCGCGTCGAGGGTCGTTCCAAGTATTTTCTCTCTCTGGCGTAGCTCAGAGGCTGCAGTGACTGAACCGTACACGGACGAGGCGTGCACCATGGCGGTGTCGAGGGCGAATGCCCAGTCGGATTTCGACCACAGTCTGCAGTGTGGCATGGTCGAGACGGCCTCCCACCAGTCGCGTGTTCGCTGTTCGATGGGGACGATGGTAACGTCGCCGTTTTTAACCATGACTTGCCTTGTTTCAGGCAGTTCGGGACGCCACCCGTCGTATGGGGTGGGGTCTACTGTTGTCCACTCGTAGGTGGGTTTGTTGCGGTTGACCGTGGGTCTCCCAGTCGGTTTCGCACCAGAGATGGGCATCTCGCCACTCCTTCGGTTAGTTACGGTGTGTCGTCACTTGACAAAAAATCTCGCGCATGAAAATATTCGGGTTTTGTACACGGG